CGGAAGTATCAGTGCAGATGTTGCTGCGGATTTGAACGGTACTGTAGAAAGCCAACTTAAGTACTTCAACAATCCGAACCTGAACAACTGGGCAAGCAAGCTCGGCTACTTCAGTTACACCATGTATCTGGGTGCCAACATCTCGACGGCTATCGTCAACGTACTTGATATCCCGACCGTCACGTTGAGCAAACTGGGCGGTACGTTCGGCTTTGCTAAGTCCTCCGCTGCCTTGACCAATGCCGCTAAGTTGTTCTTCGCTAAGCAAAAACCTGCTGAGATTCAGCAAGTCATTGACCGTGGGCTTGATTCAGGTGTTGTACGTGAGCAGCGTCTTCGGGATATTGCCGAGTTCAAGAATCTGGACTCCAAGTATGCTCGTATGAAGGCAGGTGTAGATCGTGTTGTGAACTGGGCTTTTGCTAAGTCCGATATGTTCAACCGCGAGACTGCCCTGATCGCTGCGTACCAACTCAGTAAGGCCAAGCGCGGCAAAGTTGCTGACGGTGAGTTTGATCCAGAAGCGTTCAACGATGCTAAACGCAGCGTCTATGACATCTATGGTTCTTCCTTCCCGAAGGCTGGACCGCCGATCATGCAGAACGGCCTTGCTCGTACGGCGCTGACGTTTAAGCAGTTCGCTATCAACCGTATGTTGCTGCTTACCAACGCGATACGTGAAGCCGGTAAGGGCGAGTCCAAGGAAGTCCGAGATGCTGCTCGTAAGGAGTTGATGGGCTACTTCGGTACTGCGTACGTGTTTGCTGGCGCTCAGGGTATGCCGCTTGTCGGTGCGGGTATGACTCTCGTATCGGCACTTAACGGTATCTTTGGTGATGACGACGAGCCATATGATCCGGAGTTCGCGCTCCGTGAAGCGATTGGTTTGTTCAACTACAAAGGCCCCGTCAACTATTTGACAGGCGTAGATATCGCCAGCCGTACTGGATGGACAGGCATGTTCTGGCGCGAAGATCCGAAGCGTATGGCTGAAGTTGGTCCTGTTACATACACCATGGAGCAGTTCCTTGGCCCTGCGTATTCGTATGCAGTAGGCGTCCCGCGAGCGTTTGATTACATGGAGAATGGTCAGTACGGGCGTGCGTTTGAGCAGTTAGCTCCACGTGCTATCGGAAACATCCATAAAGGTATTCGCTACGCTACTGACGGTGCAAAGACTGCTAACGGTATCCCGCTCGTAGAGGACGTAGGTGCGTACAACCAGTTCATGCAGTTGTTTGGATTCCGTCCATCAGATGTTGCTGAAGCTGGAGAAGAGGCCGGTGCTGCCAAGCGTATGGAGAGCAAGATCTTCGAACGCCGTAACGGAATCATTGAGCGTGCTGCTCTGGCACAACTTAGCGGAGATGCTGACGGGTTTAGGGAGGCGGTACTGGAGGCTGCTAACTTCAACCAGAAGAACCCCGGTAAGCCCATCTCGTTAGTCACGCTGCAACGCGCCATCAAGCGCCGCAGAGACAAGATTGCTCAATCTGTGAATGGGGTGACTGTGGATCGTAAACTGGCTATGCAGATCTACGGGGATTTGGGTATCGACCCGATGCAGTAAAAAGGACCCCTGCCGAAGCAGGGGTCAAGTCTCTACAGGAGAACTAGAGTGCAGGGGGATTGTAGGACCTACCCTCCAAACCCGCAACCCATACACTCGGTTCTCGATAACTTCTTTACACAACACGGCTACTTTTAGTCGTTTAGCTTCCTGTAGCACCTGTCGCTTCATGTCTTTGCGATCAAGACATGGAATAAAGAAAGACGAACCGGGTACAAACTTGTCCCACTCAACCAGTACTGACAGGTTCTGTATTTTCATCGTCCGGTCGGAGTAAAAGTTTCTCGTCGAAGAACTCCAACTTGGTCGTATCGAACCAAAGGCAAGTAGTTTGCGTCTTGGCGTCGGCTGACGTTCCTGTGAACAACCGCTTACGTTGAGTCATCTTGCCACCGGCATGAAGGATAAGCGCCTTGCTATCTAGGTAGGGCTTCAGCGTCTCTTCGAAATTCATCGAAGTCTTATTAATTTCCTGCCTGTAGGAATCGACGGACACATACAGAATCTTAACGTCGGGTTCGTAGCGCATTGTCAGTGCATTACGTGGTTCCTTGATCGGACCGTAGTCCAGACCAGTACGCTTATCCGGCTTACTGTTGATGACCAGAATCTCGTTGAAGTGGCGTCCCATAAACACGCCCAAGAACTCGTCACCATCGGCCAAGTACTCCCGGCTCTTGATACGAGTCTTCTTGATTAGATCAATACCGAAGTCAAACACTGGCTGTACTGGGATGTCATGCAGTCCCAGTTTCTTGGCAATCAATCCACCCGTCACGGCCAGAGCCACGATAAGGCTCCAGTACCGCTCTGACGGTCGTATTTTTGCAGCAGCGTCTACCCGGTCACGTGTCTTTTCCAAGAGATCTTTAACTGCCGGAAGTTGTGCCAGCACAGCCTTGAAGTACGGCTCAGCCGCATGGCCGTAGTTATTCATCAATCGTTCGAAATGGGCACGAGACCATGTACCGTCCCGGCCTTCCTCCTGCTCTACGTGGATCTCCAGAATGCGCTTCATCTCGCCGTCTGGGAACGACTTCATGGCCAGCAACACGTCCGTCACGGCTCGGTTGGATGACGAGATCACACCAGTCTGGAACTTGGTGTTGTTAGTGCGCTCCCGATTCTCATGCTGCATGAGGCGATTCTTGGCGCGTCCAGAGGTAACGTCGTACACCTGCTGTGACATCTGATCGGCTGGCATGTTCGTAATCTCGTCCATGGTCACAGCCAAGTTCTGCATGACACCAAGACGGTTCATACGAGAGTTGTATGTGTCCTTCGGGGCAAGAGCCAGTTCCTTCGGACGACCATAGATACTGTTGATGGCATGGAGGATCGTGGTCTTACCTGTACCGGACTCTCGGCTAACCAAGTTGACCAAGAACCCATCAAGTGCGGTGAAACGCATGAGTGGCGTACCGAACCCCAAGAAGAAGGCGAACGCCCTGTACTCCATACCCGGAGTGGCGTAGTGATTGATGATCGACTTCCATGTTTCGAAGTCACCCTTCGTCTGGAAGAACGGGATGGTCGTGATGGTCGCGCCTGACGGTGGGCTATATGTCGTCTCAGTAGCGCGGATCTCACGGTCGCCAATAATGACCGCTGAATCGTCATCGACCCAACCGAACTGCCGGTGTGCTTTCTCTGCTTTCTCCTTCAACATAAGTGCGTCAATCCAATCTGTTACGTACTGCATCAAGTGATCTTGCTTCTTACCAAGCACAACTATGCCGTGCGTGGATACAAGCGTCATGAACTTCTCTTTCGATATAGATGTTGTGGTCGGCATGATGAAGTCCCGAACCCCGTCCATGGGAGTGTGGAATCGCAACAACAACGTATCGCCTAGATCGGGATCGACCATGCGTTTTACAACATATAAGTCGTGCTTGAAGATCAGTTCGTCTACTTCGACTTCCTCGCCATCCTGTCCCTCCTTCTTGGTCTTCCTGTAGATGCCGCCGTTCTTACCTCTGAAGAACGGGAACGGATACTTAGGAATCGTGTACTGCTTCTCTTCCTTCGTGAGTTGTTCAACTTCTACAACTACGTTGTCTTCCGGGGTGGCTTCCACTACCCGTTCAGCCAGCGCAATAGGTGTCACGATCTTGTGGGGGCAGCCTTCACAACCCGCAGGATTAAGAGAACGGAACCGTTCACAGGTGTACGGGCCATTCGTCCCGTTGGCCATCTTCTCAGTATGCTCAGCCGAATACTTAGGATGCCCTTCAGATATGAAGTGGATGGCCTTGTCTCGGTCTGAACACTTCTGAGCAATGCTCAACCCACCCCGCCACAGGTCATAGTGCAGGGTTTCACGATCATTGTAGATGTGCGCGATCTGGGCACAGCCCTTACCTTCCAGTGACATCACCAGAAGATCTTTGAATTTGGCGACCTTGTTGCCCATAAGTGACAACGTAAGCGGGTCGAGTTGCTGCTTATAACTCTGCTTATTTAAGCCAGCGAGAATGTCAAAGCTTGGCTCAAGAAGTTTCTCTATGTCGCTATAGTCCAGTTCAGGAGCAGCATGTAGCACCTCAACCGGGAGGGGATTGGTAGGATCTTTTACGTGCATCGTCTCCGGAATGCGGAGGATGCGAGCCGCCTCGCCAGTAACGACCGGATCTACTTCGAACTTGTGTTCTATGCAGAGTGCCTTAAGTCGTTCAGCATGTGCCGTCCACTTCTCGCGTGGTAAGGATTCCTTGCAGACCCAATAGATATGGGCACCCGTACCAGACTTAACTACAGTCGGGCGGGGTAATCCAGTTACCTTGCAGAATGCGCGAAGCGCAACCATACCTTCGCTAAGATCAGCGAATGGCTTACCGGGACCACAGTCGAGATCAATGTAGAACGACTTCAGAGCGATAGCGTTCTTAGTCGTACGTCGCCCCTCTGGGCCGTACTTCGCCATCCCATAGAATGCGTTGTATTTCCTATCTACGAACTCGTCGGCGTGGTCGCAAATTTCATCAATGCTACCTACAAAGCGTTGGACGACATCCTTGTCGTCACCATCTTCCTTGATGCCAACAGTACAGTAGGACTCACCCTCTTCCAGTGGTGGTAATACGAGGGCAAGGAAGTCCTTACGTGAAAGCATAGCCGTCCTCAAAAGCCGTCAAATAGAGTGGGCAGGGGCAGACGGCAATGCCCTTTTCGGTAGCTAACCTAGCCCATCTACCGCTAAGCTAATTTCTCTATTAGCTTTTCAACCTGATCTGCGTATTTGGGAGACACATCGTGCTTACCGATAAACCATGAGTACACAGTCGGTCGGCTCACATTCAGGTACTCAGCAACATCCGTTACAGGGATGTTCAATCCGACGCATATCTTGGCGAGTTTGACTCCCAAGAAGAATGGATTAGCGTCGTAGATCGCCTGTACCATCAGTGTCGAGTAGCCTCGGGAAGCCATTAGTCATCCCAATCAGCAAGAATCTTCGACAGATCCGGCTTACCCTTCGACAGATCCGGCTTACCCGCAGTGGCTTCCTCGGACTTCTTTGAGGAACGCTTCACAGGTTCAGCAACAACTTCTTCAGCCGGGGCTTCTTCCTTGACAGGAGCGGCAAGCGCCTTGGCTTTCGGCTTAGCACCGTCTGCTTCGGCCACGGTCATCGTGATGGCTCGCTTGGCAGCGTCAGTATTACCCTGTTCAATAGCACGTTGATGCTGTGCGGCTTCCAAGAAACTCGCAGGTTTGAAGTTAATCTTCGGCGTCGAACTGTTCGTGTCGAACCGCATCTCGGTAACGACCGCCGTGATGGGGATACCCTTACCACCAAGGAACTTAGCGTAAGCCTGAAGCGGCCACTTACCGGCAGCACCCTCACCAAAGATCGACGTAGAAGGCAACGTCAACTGGAAGATGTCTCCACCAATATCATTTGCCAGAACGACAGCGATACGTTGGCTGTAGCGGCAAGCGCGGCTATTACCCTGACCAGAACCGGCCATGTTCATCGGGCAATCCAGACATCGCTTAGACTGCGGGGACGTAGCCTTAGCATCCGGCACCTCACCATCGGCTGACCAGCAATCTGGAGCGGCAATATCGCCACCTTCCTGATACTGCTGTGCGTAGTAAGTACGGGAAACTTTCGGGGATGCGTTGACGATGACCACGTTCAAATTACGGTCTTCGTTCTGAGCCATCTCCTTACCGTTGACCATCAGTCGCCACACACCACCTTTGATGGAGATGCGTTTGACAGCCGTACCGCCGCCGCTACCCATGAGGGCTTTGGTGGTGGCGTCAACTTGCAGGGTCTTGAGATAGTCTGGAAGCCCTGAGTCCAGCATTGCGAGATCATTACTCATCATTCGCTCCTTAGCGTTTCACAATTACGATAGTCGGGTTGATGTCTGCCTGTAATCCGGGCGGATGAAGGTTTGGGTTCTCTTCAAGGAACTGCGCCATATTATTGTTGTTAATACGGTGCTGCATAAGCGAGAAGGCATCGTGATCTTTTATGAACCTAAAGAACGAGTCCCAATCGCTAGTCCAATAATGTTTGTTGGCACGTCGTGAGATCGTACCGTGTTGTGTGCGGATAGTGGTAGCCCCTTGATCCTTGCAGATGTCCAACAACTGCTCGGTGATAACGTCGAGTTGTGATTTCAACTCTTCGTCTTTCTTGGCCAACTCTCTACGTGCCTCACGTATCTTCACGTAGACTTCCGCAAGTTTTTCGGCGTTCATTGCACTCATATATTCTCCTTGTGGGTCTAAGAATTTAGTGGCGTTGCTTTACATTGTCAAGCAATTTCCTCAATAAAATTTCGGTAGAGTTCGATCAACTTTGTGTGTACGTCCAGTTTCTGGGACAGCATCTTGTAGATTCGCTTCTCGACTGGACTGCCCTGCAAGTGTACTACCGTACAGGGGTGATGCTGACCTGCACGATGGACACGAGCATTTGCTTGCAAATAAGTCTCAATAGACGTTATCGGGCCCCACCAGACAACTACGTTCGCAGCGTGTAGCGTGACACCGTGTGCTGCCGCTTGAGGCTGGATGACAAGCACTCGGGGGTCTTTATCTTCTTGAAACTTCTTGAAAATTTCCGACCGACGACTCGCCGGAACCGCGCCGTTGATGATTTCGCAGGGTATCTTGTTGGCCTTTAGTTCCTCGGCAATGATCTCAATAGCATGACGATATGGAGCGAATACGATTACCTTCTGGCTCGCTTCCTCAACTACCTC